TTACCAGTAAATGCGCTCACTTGGACCGTCCTTTGGCCCTAGTCCATTCGGAAGGATCTGTAGCGTATCCACTAGAAAGCCCTTCCCCTTGCATGTCGGACAGTTCCGCCTGATCCGCTTTACCCTGGGCCTCAAGCGTTTTGTATTCCCTGCTCGCTTGGTAGTGCTCAAAGATCGGCGGCGGGGCATTGGGGAACAGCTCCTTAAAGTCATCGAAGATCCAGCACCATTCAGGCCCAAGACGCTGGATATCCAGGGTTGTACTTGCCAGGACATCGCGGAGGCTAAGCTGCTCCGGAGTATCCAGCCCTCGATATTTAGGCGTAGCTTCGATCCATTCCCTAACGAAGTCTTGGACAGCCGGCGTGTTCTTGAAGAAGAGCGTTCCCGTCAGCGCTTCTTCCGGATTATGCGGGGACCTCTGAAAAGGCGTATACGCCACCTCCCCGGTAAGGGCTCCGTGGGGAATGGCTCTGAGGAGCCTAGAGTCAACGTCAGTGTACCCGATGCTGTCACAGGTACTAGACACCATGCAATCGAGGATGAATCTCGGCTTGTAACTGACCGCTTCCGCCCAGGTCTTCGGCCCTTCGACTTTCTTGATTTCATAGCAAGCGCCCCACTTGTTCATGGAGTGCGACAGATCGATGGACTTGCTGTAATAGTAATTGTTGGTGTAGTAGGCGACGATCTTTAACATAGCGCCTCCAGCAGAGGCACCTTGGGCCAGCATTCGACGGCAGACGGATAGGCAGGATTGACGAGATTGATGATCTGCCGATCCTGCGTATGGGTCGCTACCCAGAGCTCCATATCGGACTTGAACTCTTCCGCCTTGTTCGCCCCGACCATCCAGTCAAAGCCCTTGTTCTTATAGTCGTCGTGGTAGTTCTGAACTAGCTGGCCATCGCTGCGACAATCGAATCCAAGCAGATAGATGGGATCTGCCCCAAGCAGCCAAGCGATATTGATTGCGCCTACCCCGCTGCAACTCGACATGGAAAGGCCGTCACGAAACGAGCGGCTCCAATACTTGTCTTGGCGCTTCCGCTCGATCACACAGAGCGTAGGATCAACTTCTAGAACCTCTTCCTTAAAGCCCTTGGCCAGGGCATGCAGCACTTTGGTTCCTTTGAAAGCCTGGAAGAGCGGATCCTTCCCCCACAGATCCACCACAACGCGGTGATCCTCTGAGAACCAGATATCCGCGTCGTAGACATCCTTCCAGGCCCTATTGATTGCGATCTTATTGCGCTTGCTCTTGAGCAGAGAGAAGTCGAAGCCACGAAGAGACGCCCCGCCACCAATGATGTAGCATGGCTGATCTTTCCAGGCGTTCTCTTTAAGCTGCATTAGGTCGCACTATTCGGAATGAACTGGTCTTCGATCTTCTCTCCAAGCTTGCGCAACTCCGTCACGCAATACTTCCGGACCTTGTAATTCTCAGCGAACGCAGTTCGGATATTGGCAAGCATCTGCTGTTTCTGGTCTGCCTTCACCGATTCAAGTTCATGCTTCTCGAGCTGCAAGCGAATGGCCTGAGCCTTAATGAACTCGTATCGCGCCTTCAGATATTCCTTCCGATCCTTCTCGCTGGGAGCTTCTGGACTGCTCTTGATCTGGTCCATGTAGGCTTCAACAGCGAGGTCTTCAGGCTCCTTCTCATGATCGTGCGCCATGTATCCTCCAAAGTCCTTCAAGCACCGTGAACAGAGGCGAGGCAGGGGCGGCAAATACGAGGACGAGTCTTACTTGACGCTTTGTGTGCCGCGCCCCTGATCATAGTGCTCGTCCTCAGTCCTCTCATTGCACCAATAAAAAAGCGGCACTCGGATGTGTCGGGCACCCGAATGCCGCTATTATTGGCGCGTCAGTATTCTCAACCCGGGGATCAACCGGGGCGAGTGTTATGAAAGAGCATTTACTACTTCAGGAATCCTATTCGCACAAATGCGGATTGTCAACTATCTTTTGACCATTTGTTGCCGCAGAGGTCGCAAGCGCTTTCAACCTTGACGGAAGCGCCTACCTCGAGTTGATGCCCGTGGATATAGCCATCGCAGCGAATGCAGTTGTACGGGAAACCATTAAAACAGGTGCGGCACTTATCGCCCTTGGCATGCTCAATCCCGTTGAGCTTGAATGTGCTATTAGCGCTCATTGCCCCGCTGCTTCTTGTCCTGTTCCTCTTTCTTCTCTCTTTCAAAGTATTTGCCTCCAGGCATCATGTCCATAGGAGTACCGCCAGCCATTGAGGGCTGGACAGTCTTGCTATCAGGTGCAGGAACGCTCCAACCGCCGCAACGCTCGTAAAGCTCCTGCTCCTCGAGCGGGAGGCCACGATCAAGGAACAGGCTGGCGCTCTGTACCACATCCGCGATGGTCTGCTTCTTCTCCTGGCGGGTATGGTAAATCGGCCGCTTCGCCTTCTCAAGGCCAAGCTTCATGAGGTTCTGTTTATTGATCGGCTGAGACAGGAACCAACCGACTAGATCCCGGTTCAGCACCGCATCCATGCGATCCCGCGCCGGCTGATAATGCGCTTCGCTGGTGTCCTCTTCCGTATCGCTCTGGGCGCGAGCTCCCGTCTTCTGACCACCAAGGCCAGCGGGCCTGGTAGAGCCGTTCACCAGGCGCTCTACGGCATTATCCCAATAGTCCACGAAGGACATCCCCATTTCATGGCCGGTCCCAGTGGACTCAATCACGTTTATATCGTCCACATTCTCCATCACAGCGATATTATCGCTGCGCATGGTCTGGATCATGGTCTTAGCGCCAGCCAGTAGATCATCATTGGTTTTGGTGGTGGACGCATTGCGCAGCCCATCCAGCTTCACCACCCAGATTCCCTTGGCCCAACGATCAAGGCCATCGGCCACCTTCTGAATGGCTCCGGTCTTCATGTAATGGCCGAAATAGATAGGCTCCATCCAGCCACGGCCATAGCCAACCCGATCTTCCGTGTTGTACCAGATGTATTCAATCAGGCTGGTGCGGAACTCGGGCGATACATCCTCCCATCGTCCGCTGATGCTGTTGAAGAAAGAGAGCTTCGTATAGCGCGAGGTCTTTGCCTCAACGTGGAAGTCCCCGCTACTGGGGTTCGCCGTGGTAGTTGTAACAGGCACCCAACGGAAGCGCCGGCGGTCGATATCCTTGATGAAGGTGGGAACGATCCATTCCATTTCATCGGTACCGTCTAGGCCGATGATCCGCCGCTCTCCTTCGATATAGCCATACTTGCGCCCAAGAAAAGCGGTTTCACTCAGCACCCAGCGCGAGGTGTCGAAGTCGAAGATTTGCCCAATGCCATCTTCCACGATACCAGCAAGGCGCTGGTCCATATCGAAGCTCTCCCGAGAAGCTCGATCATTACCGGATTTCTTCGCACGGTTCTTGCTGCTCTTCGGGGGCTCAACATGCCAGGGCTTGGTAACGTTGTTGCAGTACCGATCAAAGCTGGCACTGAAGCCGATATCATTGCGCACCACTTCCCAGACATCAGGGGTGCGATAGAGCGCAAAGCTAGGATCGTAGACAAATGCGCCCCGGTAGGCCGATGAGAGCGCATAGTCATAGATGGTATCGCTAATACTCCTGGTAATCAGCGGATTCTGTGCCGTTACTGTCGCCATTCGTTTCCCCCTACGGCGGATTCAATCTCATCAGATTATACGGGTTGTCGCTGCCATTTCCATTGTCTCTAGAATTATATCGCTGTGCGGAGGCCGGCGAAGGGGCATTCGCTCTTTCCAGATTGCTCAGCTTGACCTTCTCGGCTATCGCTACCGCTGCCGAAGTGACGTCCACCTGGTCATCATGCCCATAGTTTGGGAAGACCGTCAATTCTCGGATATAGGTCCCAAGCCAAGGCGCATACTCTGGGATATAAAAGCGCCCATCCGCCATTAGAGGCGTTGCCCCGTAGGCCCTGGCGATCTTGTCTCCCTCGAGCTTCAGGAAGCTATCTTCCTTGGTGCCGATATCCCTGATAGGCAGCCCATCCCGCTTGAACTGCTGCCCTAGAGCGATGAAGCCAGCTATCTGCTCAACGGCCACAAACTGGAATTTCCAATGGGTATGCATCGCCTTGATCTTCTTGCTGATATCTGGGCCTTCGATTCGCTCTCGAAAGAGATCCAGCAGCGCCAGGAGTGGCCCGCGATGCGATAGGAAGATAACCCAAGCCGCAATCACAGTGAAATCAGGATCCGCCTTCTCGGTGTCTTTCTTCGTTACCGCCAAGTCTATTGTTGCGAAGCGAAGACAATCCGAAGGACGGATCCTGTATTCCTCATCGGCCGGGCCGTTTCCAGGAAGGATTAGGTGTTCGTCATCCTTGCTATAGGATTTGATCCAAGCCCGCTTGATAATGCCGCCTTCCGTTGGGGACGGCTCTTGCTGGAGTTGTCCTGATGCGCCATAAGGGCCTAGGCGCTTCTTCAGGGTTGCTACAGAATCGGCGTTGAACCTAACTGGATCTAGGAGCTCACCTAGCACTTTCCTAGGATCACACCAGCCGATGGAGGTAGCGCATCCGTCGCCGTTGAATTCCATCGGCAACTTCAAATGCGTCCAGGATCCCTGTCTCAGAGCATGGCCGGTGATATCCTGCTCATGGGTTCTCTGCTGGATAATGACTTCGCAGAAGGTGTTTGGGTTATTTCCTCGAGTAGACCACTGGAGATCAAACCAGGTTAAGGCGCTTTCCCTCTGAACTTCAGATTCCATCTGCGTGGCATCGTTGGGATCATCCAATACAAGCCGATCACCGCCGCGCCCAGTCACCGTGCCACCAGTAGACGTAGCGACCATATAGCCCAAGGCGGTATTCTGGAACTCATGCTTTACGTTCTGATCGCCCGATAGCTTGACGCTGGGCCATCTCTCCTGGAACCATTCCGATTGGATGATCAAGCGCCGGCGAACGCTGTCCCGTAGGGAGAGCTGCTGTGCATAGCTTGCGAACATGAAGCGAATAGCCGGATTCCTTGCCCATTCCCATACCGGCCATAGCACGGAAACGATGGTTGACTTCCCAGTGCGCGGCGGAACGTTGATGATGAGCCTCCTAATGCGACCTTCTGTGACTGCTTGGAGGTGCAGACAGATCGCCTCGAGATGCCAATTCCAGACGAGAGGGGTAGCCGGTTCTACGAGATGCCACGCCGCTTTTACGAAGTCGCTAAGCTTGCGTCTTAGTTTCTCCGCTTCTAATGCGGTCGTAGATGGCAGTAAGTCCAAGTCGAACATTGTTCAGGAATTCAAGCTCCTGCTCATTGCACTCCTGGAGATTAAGCAGAGGCTTGTCTTGTGGGGTTGGATCGCCATTGCCAACCTTGGGCCATAGACCATAGCCCAAGAGCATTTCTACGGCTTTTAGGCGATCAGTCATCTTACAAAAGACCTTCTCCTTGCCGCTCATGACATCATGGAGAAAGTCTACGAGCTGATGCCCCTCTAGAGTCTTCTCTCGGATGTAGCTGGAGAGCCCCTTAGGGCGTCCACCTGGATTTGGGGAGGGATCCCCGGCCTTCCACTGGTATGGAATTAGACGTGCTCGCCTAGTGTTTTCGGCGCTGTTCTCACCGAGATTTGTTGCCGCTTCTGCCATACCTCAAAAGCCCTAATTCTTTTACGTCCCGGACGATCTTTTCCCCAAGCTTTTTCAGTTTCTCGAGGTCCCGAACTACTTTCTTCGCCCTTCGGATCTTCATCACCACCGGATCCAGAGAATAGGATCGCTTGCTCTCTTTAGGCATTGTGTCCCCAATAAGATGAGAAGTCAAATAGATGCTATCTGGAAAGCGCCAGCGGAATTGGATTGTTGATGGTTGGGCCTAGAATGTCCCAATCGCCCTGAATGCCGATGGT